TCCGACTACTGGAGCAGAGGCAAACCATAAAAACTGATTAAGTAAATCTTGAGCAGTTTGGCAAACTTCCTCGACGATGGCAGAGCTGTATAAGTTTTCGATACCAAGGTTAGCGCGTAACTCCGCCTCGGTGACGTATGTAGCTGGCACTTATTTACTCCCATCTTAAAAGAGGCCGGTAGGGCTCAAAGGGCTAAGAGCCCTACCGACTATTAGGTATTTTGCTTATGCCTTTAGGTAACGAACGATACCGTTAGGCATTTTTGCGATAGTTGCCATAAAGCCGTAAATCGCTACCTGTACTTGTAGGTTCGATACTACGTTTACTGACATATAAGCCTGAGGGCTGCGGTAAACCGTAAACGCTTCAGGGGCCAAAATTAACGCCGATGAGTCGTCTACTGTGGTTTCTGTGAAGTTCTTGTCTACGTATAGATCAAGGCCTAGTACGTTACCGCGGATAGACTGAGGGCCTACCTGTCCCGCCGCGTTCATCGGTTGGATGGCATTGTAAATTGGTCTCTTTGTGGTATCGGTTGCGCCCATTAGTAGCTGCCATTGTGCGGCATTTCCTACGTAGTTCTGAGCAAAGTAACCTGTGTTTTTGTAGATGGCTGCTGCAGCTTGTGAAGTAAAAGCAATAACTCCATCGCTATCAGCTGTTGTAGGTGTTGAGCCTGTACTAGCTGTTAGTAGAGCATTTACTACGGCTGTATCAATCGTAGTTAGGTACGCATTTTGTAGCTGTTGTGTTAGCTCTGCATAGAAATTAGGATCTGATCTTTCGAGAAGCTCGATTGAAATCGTGCCCATACCTGAGTACTTCTGAACAGTTCCAGTTAAATACGCGCTCTGCATATCAGTATTGGATACAGCGCCGTTTTCTGCTTCTACTGTAACGGTTGGCGCTACGCCTGTACCGCCTCCAGCTGCAGTAACAAGTGAGGGTACGTTAATTGTCATACCTTGTGCTGGCAAAACTCCCTGTGAACAAGCATCGATCGCAGGTGTACCAAAACGAGTATTAGTTACAAACTCTTGTAGGTACTGTGTTGGATTAAATGCAGGGTTTCCAGCAAAATCATCTGCAGCAGTTACGTAAAGCTTTGACTCATCGCTACCTAGTGCAGCTTTGATTTTATGCTCTGTGTATGTTGCCATAGATACGATTGGTGTACGTAGTCTTTGAGAGTCAAGGACTGACGGACGAATAATCTTACGAGCAGCTTCGACTTTTTCAGCCTCGGCCGGTGCATCTACCGGGGTTTCCTCCGGTGTATTTTCTGGGGCTGTAGTCACAGCTTCCTCGCTTTCGGTTTCTGTTTCGGTTTCGATCTCTACGATAGTCGTAGAAATAGTAGTTGTTTTTTCTTTTGTACTTGTTGCAGCTTCGATAGCAGCTCTCGCCGCCATAATTTCATCGACGGATGCGCTAGAAAATGCGGCGCTCTCGACGAGCGACACTTCCTTGAGGACGGCAGCCGTGACAAGCAAGTAATCACCCATCGGCTTCGAGGCGGTTACATCCACCCCAACGGATAGGCCGGATACGAGATTTTCTTGCGCTAATACGAGTGCATCTTGTCCTCGAGTGCTACTCGAAAGCTTAAACGATCCGTATACGCCTTCGGTAGAGTCGCTAAAACTAATAGCGCGACCTACTGGCTTGTCCTGTTGATGCTGCGATAGTAATTTAATTTTTCCTGCATCTGGAATAGCAATACTGCCGCGCTCGAACATCACACGGCCTGCGCTTGTGTGACCGATCTCGCCATATGGTGCAACGAGTCCGGATACGATGCGGCGCTCTGTATCTGCGGCTTGGATCTCTTGACTAAACGTTAGTAGCACTTGCATCTCCCAGCGGTGTTAGTTGCTCCATAGAGCGAGCTTGCTCTACTGAAATTAAATCTAGGTTTAACATTTTCTCGATAATATCTAAACGATCTTTAGCATCGACTCGTAAAAAGGTATCGTCTACCGCGAAGCGCACTTGGTTTTGGCTATTGGTTATGTCGTTCATTGATAGACGATCCTCGATTGCAGAAATGTAAGGCTGCAAAGAATAAGCGACAAACTCTTTACGTCCGTCTAATATATTTTGGTACGTCATTGAGTTATTCATATCGGCAGAAATGTAATATGCCGGGACGTTCATAGCGCGAGCAATTTCAGTTGCTAAATATTGCGATGCTTCGTTATACATCATATCGCGAGGACTAAAGCCAATATTTTCCGCGGTCAAAGTCGAGGTTAAATATGCCGTACTGCGATTTTTTCTTGCAGAATTCCATCCAGCTAGTAAACCTTGGATCTGTGTCTCAGGTAAATCGGCTCCGTTATTTTTTAGGATAGTAGTAGCCATTGGCGTAGCAGCGCTAATAGATGCAGCTCTTTGTATATCCCAAGCGGCCTTAATAGTTGTACCTGCGGTTTGTAATACTCCAGGAATTAACGATTGGAAAGTAACAAGCGATCCGATACCGCCCATAGGTACAAGCTGACCATCTACGAAATAATCTTTAACTTCTGTACCGTATTGGTTAGTCGTAAATGTAACGCGATTATTAGCAACCCACTCAAAGCCGGACGGCCTGCCATCATCGGCGTACAAAGATGTAACGCGCCAATATGCAACCGAGTAAAAAATTAAACTATCTACAGTTGCCGCGATAGTTACGCTTCGAGGTTGGCGCTGATCGGGTTGCTCTAACCAAACTGGAGATCCTAATTTTTCGCCTGTAGATTTTTTATATAATGCTAAATCGATCGATGAAATTACTCCGGCTACTAGGTTTCTACAGCGGCTAACGCTCGCGACCTGTAAAGCAAAGTTACGATCAATACCTACGCCGTTATAACCAAAAGCGCTATTAGTGTTAAATGATCCGTAGCCGTAAGTAGTATCCATTACGGCGGGTGCATACTGGGCCTCTACTGTCTGCTTTTCAGCTGACTTAAAACCAAGCGTTTGTAATAGTCCCATAGTCTCCATTTTCCCATAATCTCAAGCATAAGTACGGCTATCTGCCGCGTGTCTAAACGTAAACTTTAGCCTCGCCCATTGGTTGGTTAAGGATGTGTACAACCATTGATAAACCGATCGCGATATCTACAGGCCCGGCCGATTTACGCCGGACGATACGCCAACTATCCGGAGACTCTTTAGCTGCACAATTCGCCATATGTGTAACGAGTGCATCTTGGCCCGAGTGTACGAGTCTTTTATTAGCTAAAGCTTCGTAGAGGTCGCCGGAGGCTTGATAACCTTTTTGGCCTGAGATGTCTACGATCTGTATGCCGTTTACTTCGAGGCGTTTGGCTATTGAGGCCGTCGTGTACTTATCGTAAGCGACCTGCCGCGGGTAATAAACCTTGGCCCATTTAGCAATAGCGTTAGCTACAAATAACTCATCGATAGATACGTCCGAGTGGAAAGTCTCAAGAACTGCCACGCCGATACGACCATCGGGGAGTACTTGGCCCATAACGAGCGAGCCGTCTCTACGACTGGGGCTAACGTCAAAAGCAAAGATAGTAAGAGGCCCGGGTACTAGCTTGAGATCCTTATCGCCTGCATCCTCAACGGACATATGAGGCCAAGGTGAGGCAGTACTAGATATCCATTGGCAAAGCATCTCTGTTTTCGTAGTTTCGATAGGTTGAGTACTTACAGCCTCGGCTAATACATCCTCGTCGAAAAGGTAGCCAAGGGCCGGGTTTGAGTAGGCCCAGCCATCTCGATCATCAATTTTACAAAAGGCCGGAGCGCTGTACTCGTAAAAGCCAAACGTCTTAGGCGGGTTAGATAAAGCTCGCTCGCGTAGGTCATTAAGTACCGTGCTAAAGGCATCTCCGGCGTTTGACGTGTACAGGGCTTGGCTATTGACCTTTGCACGAGTCGTAGGCGTAGCTGCGCGATAGCCTTCCTCCGAGATTTCGCGTAGCTCGTCGATGTATAAAAATGAGGCTGTACGGCCACGGCTTCCGTCGCGAGTAGCTGCAACTACGTCGAGCCTATGTCCGTTTTTTAACTCGATTGACTCCGTACCATTGGCGTAGCGGATCTGTTTAACTTGCCTGCTTAGCTCGGCCGAGCCCTCGATGGCGTAGGCCACTTGCCTAAAGGTGTCTAAAGCCATCGATCTATTCGATGACATAATAAGCACGTTAGGGCTATCGAATAAAAACATATGCCCTAGCATCATCATACGCGCGAGGTGAGTTTTACCCTGTTGCCTCGACGTGAGGACGAGATTACTACGCCTGATAAACATATTATTTTCATCTACCGAGGTCATATCTCTAATTACAAAATCTTGCCACGGTAAAAGCGGTAGCCCAATACTTTCGGCTAGCTGAGAGATCTCATCGCCGCGATTTTTGCCTTTGAGGTAGGGACTATGTAGGCGAGGCTCAGTAGCCCCCTTACGGGGAGTTTTAGGCTGGGTCATATATTTATCAATTCTGATCCGGTTGGCCTACACACGGCCCGGCAAGGACTGTACTGGTCGTTTTTGGGGAGGAATTGCCTCG